ATCGACTCGGACAGTTCGCTTACGCAGAGCATCAACTTGGTCACGACGAAATATTTGCGGTACTGCTCCGGCATCGCATCGTACTCGGCCCACCAGCCGGAGCGCCTGGCCAGGGTGTGGGAGACGTCGGTGGAGAGCTGCAGCCCACGGATCATGGCGGACACGTTGAGGGTGTGCTCGCCGGGAGCCTGGCCAGCGATAAGCAGGTGTTGCAGCTGCTCGGCAGCCGAGTAGGTGATGATGGGATTGCTTGTGCCGCGCAGGATGTCCACAGCCGTGTCGCCCTGGCCGGGGTCTTTCTTCGCGTTCGGGTCGAGACTGTTCGGAAGGTTCATGTCAGATGTCCTCGTTGTACTGCCACTTTGCGATGAGGCGGATCTCGTGGATCGCCTTCTGGAGATCCTGCAGGCCCTTGCCGCCGCGCGAATGCCGGTGCATGCGCTTGACGACACTGCCCTCCAGGAATGAGAGGCCGTTGCGTGTTGCGATCTCGGCCGGCTGGAGCGTGAACTGCTTGTAGTGGTCGCCGCCGATCTGTTCTGCAGCTGCGCCGCTCGCGCTGGCTAGGGTGCGAAGACCGGTCATCAGCGGATCAACTCCGAGCCTGCGGTTGCGGTCCCGTAGGTCTTTCTCCATCAGCGCCTCCAACGCTCTCCATAGCTCCTCAACCCCGACGCCGGGGTTGAGCTTTTTCAGTTCGTCGATTGCGATGTCTTGGGGTTTCTTGCTCTTGGGGTAGAAGATCTTCGGGCCTGCCGTAATTACCACCTTCGGCTCGTCGCCGAGCTCGATGTCGTCCGCACGCTTCTTAGCGGCCTTCGGCTTGTCTGTGAGCGGCGTTGCGGCCGGCTGAGTCTTCAGGTCTTCGAGAAACATCCGGAGCTCTTTGGTCTTCATGCTGTCCACCGCAGGTCGGCCACTGGCTTGCATCTTTCTGATAGCGTTGCCCTTGCCGATGCGCTTTGCCTCCTTCTGGATCTGCTTGATGAGACTTTCCCGCGCTTTGGTGCGTGGATAAACGATAGGGTTTTCCGGCTTGCTCATTGCTTTCTCCATACGATGTACCAGGTGGGTGTGTACGTTGCGACCTCAACCATTCCGACCACGTCGGCCGGCTTGTGGATGTGGTGGCCACGCGTGAGACGCCAGACGTTGATCTCGCCGTGCGCCCCGTCGGTGTAGCTGTAGTGCTTCTCGCCGCTTCCGCGTACGTGCGCCGGCAGATGCACGCGCAGCTCGCCCTCCACGACGTACAGGCGGATCTCGTCCTTGGTCATGCCGTTGTCGAGGGACGCGTGGTCGGGCGTCACTGCGTCGCGCAGGATGCCCAACGACAGGCCGTAGCGCGCAAACAGCATCCACACGGTGCGGAACATGTTGGCGTGGGTCGGCGGGCGCATGTGCACCCACCACATGACCAGATAGCGGATCATCGTGCGCGCCCCCGGAGTGCCGTGGGGCGGAAGTGCGGCAGGCGGTCGGCAGCGAGGACCTTCAGATCACGGTGGCCGCGATCGAGCCTGGCTTTGATCGTCTTCTCCGCTACCACTGCAGTGCGGTCATAGGCGTGCACCAACTCCACCACCTGGGCGAACGTGTGCTGCTGACCGTTGATGGTGTAGACCGTTGCCGCCTCGCCGCGCTGCTCACGCGGCTTCTTGGCACCCTTCTTCGCGTCTGCTGCCGACATGCCGCTCACGGGCTGCGCTCCTCGATCTTGGCGAAGAGCTTGCCGAGGATGCCCTCGATCGCTTCGCGCGGGTTCTCGTCGAAGTCGGCCGAGGCGGTGCACTCCTTCTTGATCTCTTCCAGGGCCAGGAAGACCGTCATGAAGTTGATCCTGCAGGCGATGGCCTGGGTGAAGCGATGCGCCTGCTGGCCGAGGACGCGGCGGTTCGGCAGGTGCTTGCCGGTCGGCTTGAAGCTGTTGACGCAGTCGATCGCAGCGCGGGCATCTCCAGGCGTCCAGAACGTTTGCTGCACCAGCGGCAGCACCGGATCGCCGAGCTCGTCGGTCACCGCGTACACCACATCGACGTCGAAGCCGGCGGTGTCGCTCTTGTCGTGCAGGCCACGGTGCTCAACCTGGACGATCTCGTAGCCGCCGTAGGCAAGGCTTACTTGTTTTCCGCTCATTGTCAGGTTCCCCATGTAAGTGCGGTTGAGCCACACGCGTCGAACGTGCGGCAGCGAAAGGAACAGGTCAGAGAGCAGACGCTTCGATGACAGTGGCGTCGCGGTCATAGATCACCGGGAGCTCTTCGCACAGCAGCGCCGTGCCGTTGGGGATCGCGACGAAGTCGATCAACAGCCGCGCCTTCTCCGTGCGGTGCACGCGGTAGACGTCGCTCAGACGCTTGGCCTGCTGTTGGGTGAGGCAACCGGTGCCGGTAACGATGACCTTGGGCATCACTTCTTCTCCTGAGCGAGGGACAACATTTTATTTTCCACGGTTGGCTCCATACAGTTTGACGTTGTTGAATCGGATGAACTCTTCCAGTGACGGGCAGCGGTGTGTTGCTTCGCGCCCGTCGACTACTTCGCAGCTGTGCGTGTCGAGGAAGTGGCAGTTACGGCAGTCGCGGCGCGTCTCGAATACCTCATCGACGAACGCACCGCCGCTACACCGTCCACCCATCATGCGATGCGGAAAGCGGTAAGCTCCGCACCCGCACACCACCTCTCCCTCTCGACGCTTGCGGCGCATTACAGATCGTCGTGCAGCACCCCGTCCAGGTAGCGTCCATGCACCTCGGCGGTGGTGTAGAGCTGAGCGCGGCCCAGGCCAAGCGCGTCGAGCGCGGCCGGGCGAAGCGGGATGCGGTCCTTCAGCATCGAGCTCATCGCCTGCTGGGTGACGCCCATCGCGTCGGCCGCTTCGCGTTGGGAGTTGAAGTTGTCGACATACTCCTGGAGGCGTTCGATCACCTGGCGTTTGGTGAGCACTTCGGGTTCGGCAATCTTGCGGGCCATTCGGGCGGTATCCCTTATTCGGTGAGGGGAGGCTAACCTGTTTCCGGTTAGCGGTCAATCCCCAGGTATTCACGCCACGGGACCTTCTTGTCGTTCACCAGGAAGCCCCAGGTGCCGGCGTAGTCCCACGTGAAGAACAGGGTGTACACGCTGTCGAAGCAGACCCAGTTGATCCGGTGGTATTCGCCGAACCGGATCGCCCGCGTGTCGCCTGCCATGCGCACGGCTTGGAACACCGCCCCGTGCTTGCCCAGGTACTGCTCGCTGTACGCACCACGCAGCAGGATCGTGCGGGCATTCCAGGGGTGGTCGTGCATGTGGCTGTCGCTGTCGGCGCGCAGGATCTGGTGCACGCGGACCGAGGGCAGACGTTTGCGCAGCCACCCTTGCTTCACGTAGGCGCCGTTGGCGTGCTGATACGGGTTGAACAACCACCAGCGATTCATGTAGCCATCGAGGTGGAAGTACGGTGTACGCTGAGCGCGGTTGATGATCCAGTTGGCGATCATCGGGCGGGACAGAATGAGAGCGAGCAGTTTCCAGATCACTTGTAGACTCCTTTGCAAGACTTGCAGACGTACGGTTCGGGACGCCAGTCATCGGCTTTCTGTTGGGCCTGGGCGCGCACCTCGCTTTCGGTCTTCACCGAGCCGTCCTCGTTGCGGTTGAAAGGGTTGATCGTGCACTCGAAAGTCCGCTGCCGCGTGGTCTTCCTGCCGCACCCGCGCTCGCACTGGAGGTTTCGCGTAGCGACTGCCTTCACCACCTGGAAGTCAACTCTCATGGGCCATCTCCAGGTCGATCGCAGAGCGCAGGTTGTTGTGGCCACCGTTCGTCGCGTAGTGGTGCCACATCAGGCGGAAGCCCCGGAGATCGCCGCGCATGTCGATCGTCAATCCGGTGTGCGACTTCCCTGCTTTGCGCTCCAGCCAGTCCAGCAGTTCGGCGTCGTCGGGGCGCTTCGGCTTCGAGCCATC